AAAGCTTACAGCAGCCACGGGAGAACTAAAGAATCGAGGAAAAACCCCCCGACATCTGATGATCGCCAGCACACTCACTCGAGGACTCATTCTTCCACCCCCTCCAAAGGAAGAGGTGAGAGAAGAGTGTCGCTCTGCCCGCCAACGATTGAGCGAACCGGCACCATTGCCACCGAAAGACATCTTGGACAAGCTAAAGAAGTTTATCGAGATGAATTTCAAGGGAAAATCACTCACCCGGATGGATGAGCGTACGATCCCAATCCCCGGCGGATCGGCCTGCTATGAGCAGTCGATCGCCAAGGGAGGCAGCGCATACGTCTACAAGATGTATACATCTCGTTCGAGAGAGGAACGAGAAAATGATGCCCGCAATCGCGCAATCAAGCGTCTGACGGAAAGGTGGCAAGCTGTGTCCATTGAAATGAACCAGCAGCTACCCGGCGAACAAACACCTCAGATGAGCCAGGCGTATCAAGCGGCTGTCCAAGCATGGTTTCCCTTGCTAAACAACCGTACGATCGAATCTTCTCAGATTCCATCTCGACCGGATTACTCGGGTGTCCACCTCCCTTGGGGGGAGCGTGAAGACATCACCGAGGATTACATCCGTGAGATGACCAATGGCCAATGGGAAACAAATCCCATGCTCGTCTCAGAGGAGAGAAGAGCTCTTATGTTTGCTCGCCGCCGTCGTACTCCAGCAGAACATTTCCGCGCCTGCATGACCGAGTCTAAAGAGAATCGGTTCGGCAGGCTGGCGCCTATTATCACGCCAGACGGAAAAATCCGAGTCGCGACAGTTCATTCCGCGCCCGTTGCTTGGGCCGCAAGAGCAATGACCAAGTGCCTGCTACCCTTATTGAAGGGGTTCGCAGTCACAAAGGACATCTTGCGGAACAACGAGATTGAACTTGCCGCGCCGGCAATCTGGGGCGTAGAACCCCTGATTGTGTATTCTGCTGATCTCTCGAAGAGCACAGATCCGATCTCGATCGAGCTGAGTCGTTTCGTTCTGAAGCAGGTCACCAAACACACCGGAAAACCGGAGTGGTGGGACGATGCCCTAGAAGGAACGATCAACTTTCACGAGATCGAGGACCCTACCAGCGGTGAGAAATTCATCTCCCGCTGTGGTGCACTGATGGGTCTCGGCCCAGGATGGTTTGTCCTGTGCGTCGTCAACGCCTTCTGTGCATTCCTGTCGGGTGCCTCGAAGAAGTCATTCGCCGTATGTGGCGATGACCTCATCGGTCTGTGGCCCTCGAGAGTGGCTGACGCTTACGAGAGCAACTTGAGAGTAATGGGCTTAGTGCCAAACACCAGTAAATCGTTCCGGAGTGAACGATACGGCGTTTTCTGCGAACGTCTGGTAGAACGTCGCGGCACAGCAGCCAGGTCCCAAGCGCTCCTGCGTATTGGCGAGGCCACAGCTGCTAAAGCCAGGGCGAGTCTGAATGAGCTCAGCGTCGTAGACCCCCTCACAAGGAGGAATAGGAATGAAATCCTATCTGGTCTAGCGCGCAGAGTGGCAGAGGGATTCGCGTTTCCCGACACCATTCCTGGTCCTCTCGGATCAGGCGGTGGAGGCATCGGGCGCGCGACCGTGGAGACGGTCATCTCGTACATCAGATACGGGCCATTATCTTTGACCCGTCGAGCCACTAGAAATAGTGACGATGACGAAATTACCCATCTGCGCTCTCAACTCAGAACTCTCGAACCGCGACCAGGGAGCGATACTATCTCGACCGATAAAGTCTTGATAGAAGGCCAACGGATGCAAAATGCTGCATGGAATGTGAAGCATTGTGCCGTGCGTCAGCCCCCTCAACGGAGGAAAAGGAAGGAAATCTTGCACGAACTCTACAATCGAGCCCGATACGCAAGAGGAACCCTCCTTTCCGCTGAGGGAAGCAACCTGAAGGCGGTTCGCCTGGCTGTTAGCGACAAGCCATATATTCTCCCGCGCCGACGACTTTTATGTCAGCTGGAACGTCTCACTCGTCAGAAGAGATGGGATTTGTGCTTAGCACTCCTCTCATCATCTTGGGACGTCCACGTTCGTAAGGAAGAAGCATTGGCTTGTCTTAAGACTACAATTAAAGCTACCAAAACGCAGTTTGAGGTTATCAACCTTAACCTAACCCCCACGCTCGGAGCGTGGGATGTTCCACGCCCTAGGAAACCTAGGGCAACTTCAACCTCGCGAGGTTGAGGGG